GGACAGGTTGAAAAACAACAAGCGACTTTAGATGAAAATGCTGACACGAAAATTATGATTAAACATTTGGAAGAAATGGTAGATCAGCTAGAAAAAGATGTTGAAAAATTAAAAGATGCAACAAGAGAAATTAAGTTTGCAAACGGTAATGGAAACGGAGGCTACTAATGTGGAAAGTAGTTATTGTTCTTTGTCTATTTAGTGGCAATGGTGAATTATTAGAGCACACTTACACAGAAAGTGTTAGTGATTGTTTAGAGAAAAAACGTATAATGAAACGTAATATGGGTCCAACAGTATTAATTACTTGCGGTGAAGCAGAAGCGGAGCTAGAAGAAATTCAAGGTAAAATCTTTGTAAAAAGCATTCGCAAAATGGATCATTGATGATAGGATAAAGTATGGAAAAGCTCTTTGAAAAATATCAAACATTAATTATTAGAGGGCTTATTTTAATATTTATAGTAGGTATGGCTTGGCAAAACCTAAGTAGTAAGGTAGTTGCTTTAGAAGAAAAACAACGATCTACAGATGAAATTTTAAAAGGATTAGACGAAAAAATAGACAAATTGCTTCAGGATATGGCTGTTGTTAAAGATAATTTAACAAAAAAATAATGGTAATCTCACGCTCACAAATGTCTCAACAAATAATGAAACCCGGAGGTAAAAAAAATGGCAAAACTCTGCTCAAAAGGAAAAGCCGCCGCAAAAAGAAAGTTTAAAGTTTACCCATCTGCTTACGCAAATATGTATGCGAGTGCAGTATGTTCTGGTAAAGTTACCCCTGGTGGTAAATCTAAGTCTCAAAAGAGAAAAGCCGTATCAGCTCAACGTAAAGCTAGCGGTGGTGCGATCACTGCTGCAGGATGCGGTATGGTTGCTGACAATCGTCGTAAGAAAACCAAACTTTATGTTTAAGGAGGTTAATCATGGATAAAATATGGTCATGGTGGGACAAACTTAATAGAACTGGCAAAATAGCAGTTGCTGGTGGAGCTATTGTAGTATTGTTCTGGATCTTAAATAACTGGGTCTGGTAATGGCACAGGGTGGTCTTCGCAAATGGGTTAAAGAACGTTGGGTGGACATTGGTGCACCTAAAAAAGACGGCAAGTATCAACCCTGCGGAAGATCAAAAGGTTCAAAAAGAAAATATCCAAAATGTGTTCCTATTGCTAAAGCAAAAAGTATGAGCACATCTCAAAAAGCGTCAGCAGTACGTCGTAAGCGTGCTGCTGGCAATCCAGGTGGTAAACCTACAAACGTTAAAACATTTGTCTCGAAGAAAACTAGCAGAAAAAATAAAAGATGATGTAGTTCAATGGTCTAAGCAAGTCTTAGAACCAATGAATAAGCATCTTGGCTTTCCCGCATGTCCTTTTGCTGCAAAGTGGAGGAAAGAGGGTAAATTACGTATTGAGGTTAGAACAGATAAAACTAAATATGAAAAGCACTTAACTTCTTTACTCAAAGATTGGAATAAAAAACAACACGATATTATCATCTTTTGTGACCCTTTTTGGGATCAATATGATGAAAATCAGTTTCAAGATAAGATTGATTTTTACAATAAAACTTATAATAAACGAGATATATACTTTATGGGGTTTCACCCTAATAATCCCGCAACTGTGGAAGATCAAGAATTTCTTGTAAATCCAACCGATGAATGTAGTTGGGAGCCTGAAAATCAATTTAGTATGATGCTAATACAAAAATTCAAACAGCTTTACGAAGCAAGTTGCAAACTACATAAGATAGGGTATTATAAAAATTGGCCTGAAGAATACTATGAGGACGTAGTAAAAACTCGCCAAGATACATACGAAAAACTTTTTAAAAAGGAGAAGTAGCATGTTTATGAAAAAACAAGCCATGAAAAGAGGCGGAAAACCTGTTGCAATGAAACGTGGTGGGAATCCAAAAAAACAAGTAAAAAAGAAAAATAAGAAAAAAAAGAAGTAATTTATGGCTACCTCGGGAACTACAGCATTTGATTTAAGTATTGATAGAATTGTTGAGCGTGCTTATGCACGTTGTGGCATGAATATACGTACAGGGTATGAACTTTCTGCTGCAAGAGATAATTTAAATTTATTATTTTCAGAATGGGGAAATCGAGGTATTCATCTTTGGAAAGTTAAAAATACAACTACAACATTAACAGCAGGTACTGCTACCTATACAGCACCTTCTGATGCATCTGATGTTTTAGAAGTAGTATTTCGTAATGGAGATACAGATACTTCAATGACAAAGATATCAAGATCAGAATATGAAAATTTACCTAACAAAACATCTCAAGGTACACCATCACAATATTATATAAGAAGAAATTTATCTAATGTAACTATTACACTTTATCAAACACCTGACACAACTGACACCGAAATTAACTATTACTATGTTGGTCGAATTGAAGATGTTGGTGCTTACACAAATACGCCCGATGCACCTTTTCGTTTTCTTCCTTGTTTAGTTTCAGGCTTAGCTTATTATACTGCACAAGAAGTAGCTCCTGAACGATCACAAGAACTTGAACGTCGATATGAGGCAGAGTTACAAAGAGCATTAACTGAAGATAGTCAATCTACTTCCGTTCATATTGTTCCTCGTAATTTTTACCCTGGAGGCTAAATGACATTTGCTTCTGGTAAATTTGCTTTAGCCATCTGTGATCGATGTGGCCAACAATATAAGTATTTAGAATTACAACAAGAATGGAATGGTCTTTTTACCTGTCCTGAGTGTTTTGAACCTAAACATCCACAATTAGATCCACCCTATCATCCTGCTGATCCTATCGCTTTACAAGATCCAAGACCAGCCAGACAAGAACCTGTTACTGTATATGTAGGAGCACCTGGAGATAGCAGTTTTGAATCAAATGGTATGCAACCTGTTGTACCAACCAAAAAGTTGATAATTACGACGAAAGTTGGTAATGTCACAGTGAGCACATCATGAATTATTCTGAACTTTTATCCAATGTAAGAAATTATACAGAAGTAGGATCTGAGGTTTTATCAGATTCCATTATTGACGTTTTTATTGTCAACACAGAAAATAAAGTACAAAAACAATTAGATTTAGATGCTTTTAGAAAGTTTGCTACATCTAGCTTTACCATAGGTAGTCCTTTTATTACTTTACCTGATGATTTTGATTTAGAGCGTGGAGTTCAAATTGTTGATCAAGCAACAAATGATCGAACTTGGTTAGAACAAAGAGATACGACCTTTATTGATGAATATAATGTAGATAGAACTAATAATACTGGCAAACCTAGATATTATGCAAACTGGGATCAAAATACTTTTATTTTTGCTCCTACGCCTGACGCTGCTTATACTATTGAATTGTGGTATAATAAAACACCTGATCGATTATCAAGTACCAATACAACAACTTGGCTATCAACAAATGCTCCTGAAATTTTAATCTATGGAGTCACTGCTGAAGCCTTTTCATACTTGAAAAATCCTACATTTGTGCAATTATACGAACAAAAGTACAGTCAGGCTGTACAAGGTTTATCTGTCACTCAAATGGGCAGAAAACGTAGAGACGAATACGCAGACGGAGTCCTGCGTGTGCCGTTACAATCAGTGGCTCCAGGAGGTAAGTAAAGATGGCAATTACACAAGCAGTCTGTGATAGTTTTAAGGTAGAACTATTAGAAGGCGAACATGACTTTCGTGCTTCTGGTGGTGACGCATTTAAACTAGCTCTGTACGATGCTTCAGCAACATTAAGCAATACTACTACTGCATATTCTGTAACTAACGAAGTTAGTGCTTCAGGAACATATTCCGCAGGTGGTGGTACTTTAACTAATGCTGGTGCTGCGGGTACAGGTGCAACAGCATTTATTGATTTCAGTGATTTAAGTTTTACCAGTGCTACAATTTCAGCACAAGCAGCCGTTATCTATAACTCTAATACTTCTGCAACTACTAATACAAATGCAGCAGTAATGGTTTTAGATTTTGGTGCAGTAAAAACTTCAACCTCAGGAACTTTTACAATTCAATTCCCAACAGCTGACGCTTCAAACGCAATCCTAAGAATATCCTAAGGAGTAGTTCGTGGCATTTGTTGTAGCGGATAGAGTTAAAGAGACCAGTACAACAACTGGAACAGGCGATTTTACATTAGCAGGAGCTGAGGACGGCTTTCAAGCTTTTAGTGCAGCCATCGGCACTAGCAACTCAACCTTCTATTGTATATCCCTTCAAGGTGGAACCGAATATGAAGTCGGTGTAGGTACTTTAACTGGAAGCACAACATTTCAAAGAGATGCAGTTCTTACTTCCTCGAACTCTAATAATCTTGTAAACTTTAGTGCAGGGACTAAGGATGTGTTCTGCACACAACCAGCGGAACAACCGCATGACGCAACAATGGTGGCATCCATAGCCCTAGGATAAGGTGCTATGTTAAACAGTTTATTTCCTTTTGCGGCCGATACATACGCAGGGCAAGGTGAAGCCGCCGTCAGCGTTGCCGTATCCGTTACAGGTATACAACTTTCTACAGCTATTGGTAATGAAACTGTTATCGGAAACGCTGTTGTATCCGTTACAGGTCAAAGTCTAACCACTACTCAAAACAGCGTTGTTGCTTCTGGTGCAGCGACTGTTCTTGTTACAGGGGAAAGTTTAACTACCACTTTAGGAACAGCGACTGTTACAGGATCTGCTTTAGTTGCAGTCACAGGGGAAAGTTTAACTACTGCCATAGGGGATGAATCCGTCACAGGTAATGCTACTGTTTCTTTAACAGGCGAATCATTATCTACTACTCAAGGTAGTGTTCAAATTGGTATTGGCATTGATGTTCTTGTTACAGGTGAACAATTAACCACTGCCATAGGCGATGAAACAGTCGTAGGATCGGCCACTGTTGTATTAACAGGAGAAGCTCTTTCTACTACTATTGGTACTTATTCTATTTCTGCTGATGGCAATACAACTATTGTTGTTGGTCCTGAGCATGAATTAGACACTGCTATAGGAACTCCTGTTGTTACAGGTTCCGCTGTAGTATCCGTCACAGGTGAAGATTTAACCTTATCAATCGGTGATGAGAATGTAACAGGCGATGCTAATGTTACGCTCACAGGAGAAGCGTTATCCGTAGCTCAAAACAGTGTGACTGTGACAGCCAACGCTGATGTATCTGTTACAGGTGAATCCCTCAATACAGCGATCGGCGATGAAACGGTTACAGGTTCCGCTCTCGTTACTTTAACAGGTATACCTTTAAGTATTGTTCAAGGTTCGGTAGAAGCTCAAGCAGGAGCCGATGTCCCTGTTACAGGTGAAGCGTTAAGCACTGCTCAAGGTAGTGTCACTGTCGAAGCGGGTGCCGTGGTTACTTTAACAGGTATCGAATTAAGTGTTGTTCAAGGAGGTGTGGGTGTTATTGCTTGGTCACCTGTGGTCCCGGGAGTCACGAACGCTTGGACACCTGTCGATGACAGCAATACAAATACATGGACAGAAGTCGACGATTCTGCTACAAATGTATGGACTGAAGTTGATGACAGAGAGGTCGCATAAAACATATGGCAAATAATTTCTTATTTAACGGGGCAAGCTTATCAGACGCTACCCTTACAACCATTTTTACTACAACCAATAAAAAGGTAATTATTGGGTTATTGTGTTCTAATACAGGGAGTGCCTCCATCAACGTTTCCGTTAAAATTGATCCTGACGGTACAGGAACCAATGAACAATTCTTAGTTAAGAATGCTGCTATTCCACAAAACTCATCTTTGGAGGTCATCTCTGGAAAAGTTGTTTTACCAGCCTCAGGGAAGATTAAAGCTCAAAGCTCATCATCCTCAGGAGACTGCGATGTCAATGTTTCCTCAATGGATGATGTTAGCTAATGGCTTATATTGGTGCAGCTCCTCGCAATAATTTTGCAAGTTTAACCAGTCAACAGATTACTGGTGATGGTGGTTCTGTTTATACTTTAGATCGTCAAGTCACCGTACCCGAAGATTTGGCTTTGTTCGTCAATGAGGTGAGGCAGAATCCGAACACTTATACAATTTCCAATAGTGGACTCCAATTAAACTTAGGGGGAACTATCTCTGCGAGTGATACTTGTTACGTGGTCTACTTACAACAAACCTTAGAATCCGTTGGACCTACACCAAGCACGGTGCAAGGCACAGCGTGTGCTCCTCAATTCTTTCAAAACAATCAAC